ATGATAAATAGCATTAATTCTTTTTTTTCCAGCCTTCCTCGCAGTATATCAAGTGCTATACGCAGCAGTACCTTCACTGTCTCGCAGCACAAAAGCACACCTAACACGGTAAAAACCAGCTCACCTTTTTCTCCCAGCAACAGTCCTGCCAGTGCAACAACTATTTTTAAGGTAAAAAATTCTTATACAGAATCAGGACTTCAACGTCCCACATCTTATACTCAGTCAAGTATAGAAAAAAACGCTTTACATCGGCCTCTACCTGATGTGGCTCAGCGTCTGGTGCAGCATCTTGCAGAGCATGGCATTCAACCAGCCCGGAATATGGCTGAACATATTCCTCCGGCACCTAACTGGCCTGCGCCACCACCGCCAGTACAAAATGAACAATCAAGACCTCTGCCTGATGTGGCTCAGCGTCTGATGCAGCATCTTGCAGAGCATGGCATTCAACCAGCCCGGAATATGGCTGAACATATTCCTCCGGCACCTAACTGGCCTGCGCCACCACCGCCAGTACAAAATGAACAATCAAGACCTCTGCCTGATGTGGCTCAGCGTCTGATGCAGCATCTTGCAGAGCATGGCATTCAACCAGCCCGGAATATGGCTGAATATATTCCTCCGGCACCTAACTGGCCTGCGCCAACGCCGCCGGTACAAAATGAACAATCAAGACCTCTGCCTGATGTGGCTCAGCGTCTGATGCAGCATCTTGCAGAGCATGGTATTAATACATCTAAGCGCTCGTGATTATAATATAATTACCTGTATTAGCTCTGACCTGACAGTTACCGGTTATTTATACAGGTATCTGTCAGATTACATCTAACCAACAAAAACCGGAGCCGGACTCCGGTTTTTGTGAAGCTGTCGGCTATTTCATTCCGCCAATATTTTCCCACGTCCCGTCAGCACGCAGGATTTGCAGCGGTCTTACCACACACTGTATCTGCTTTTTATCCGCATCCAGTATCACCACCTGCGTGATTACCCTGGCCTGCTCCGGGATAATGCCATTCTCATCGGACTCCAGAATGTCTGCCGGTCCCAGTCGCAGCTGTGCTGTAAGCGACTGCACGTGTTCACGGCCATCATGCTTTCCGCAACCACACAGACGCTGCATAAGTTTTTTTAGTATATTCATGTCATTCTCCTGTTCTGCCTGTATCACTGCCCACTTCATCAAGCCCCTTAACATCCTGCCACGGCCCGTCACCAAACCTGACCTGCAAATGCTGAAAAAAACCCTGAACCCGTGTGGCATCTTTGGGGTCAAGAAAGGTCAGTCCGGTGAGGTAGCCTGAGTTTAACGGACACTCCTTCCTGAAATAGAATGGCATCAGAAGGAGCTAATAATGAGCAGAAAAACCCAACGTTACTCTAAAGAGTTCAAAGCCGAAGCTGTCAGAACGGTTCTTGAAAATCAACTTTCGATCAGTGAAGGCGCTTCCCGATTATCTCTTCCTGAAGGCACTTTAGGACAATGGGTTACCGCCGCCAGAAAAGGGCTCGGTACTCCTGGTTCCCGCACGGTGGCTGAACTGGAATCTGAAATTCTGCAACTGCGTAAGGCGTTAAATGAAGCTCGCCTTGAGCGAGATATATTAAAAAAAGCAACAGCGTATTTTGCACAGGAGTCGCTGAAAAATACGCGTTAATCGAACAATGGCGACAACAATTTCCCATTGAAGCGATGTGTCAGGTATTTGGTGTATCCAGGAGCGGTTATTACAACTGGGTACAGCATGAACCCTCAGACAGAAAACAAAGTGATGAGCGGCTAAAACTGGAGATTAAGGTGGCACATATCCGCACTCGCGAAACATATGGAACCCGGCGGCTCCAGACGGAGCTGGCAGAGAATGGCATCATCGTTGGTCGTGACCGACTGGCACGTCTTCGTAAGGAGCTAAGGCTACGCTGTAAGCAGAAACGCAAGTTCAGAGCGACTACGAACTCGAACCACAATCTGCCAGTTGCGCCAAATCTGCTGAACCAGACGTTCGCTCCTACAGCACCAAATCAGGTCTGGGTGGCGGACCTGACGTATGTTGCCACACAGGAGGGATGGTTGTACCTCGCTGGCATCAAAGATGTTTATACGTGCGAAATTGTCGGCTACGCCATGGGAGAGCGCATGACAAAAGAGCTGACAGGTAAAGCCCTGTTTATGGCGCTCAGGAGCCAGCGCCCACCTGCCGGGCTAATCCACCACTCTGATCGAGGTTCACAGTACTGCGCATACGATTACCGGGTCATACAGGAGCAGTTTGGTCTGAAAACATCAATGTCGCGTAAAGGTAACTGTTACGACAACGCTCCGATGGAAAGCTTCTGGGGAACGCTGAAAAATGAGAGCCTGAGCCACTATCGTTTTAATAACCGGGATGAAGCCATCTCAGTAATACGGGAATACATTGAGATTTTCTACAATCGTCAGCGTCGTCACTCTCGTCTGGGGAATATCTCCCCGGCAGCCTTCAGGGAAAAATATCATCAGATGGCTGCTTAAAAAAAGAACAAATGGTAGTGTCCGCTATTGCCAGTACACCTCACGGTGATGAGCGCACCATCTGTATCCGGGAACCAGCCATGGCTGTTTGTCTCAATAATGTTTCCCGGCCCCAGACGAAAACGGATTTGTGTCTCCCCCGGGTCGCCCTTCGGTCCCTGAGGTCCGGTTGCCCCCACCGGGCCAGCCGCACCTGTTTCTCCTTTCGGTCCCTGTGGGCCTGCCGGGCCTGCCGCACCGGTATCTCCCTTTGGACCCTGTGGACCTGCATTTCCCGTCAGACCGGTCTCTCCCCGCTCTCCCCTGTCACCTTTCGGCCCCTGCGGGCCTGCCGGACCAGCATCACCTGCCGGTCCCCGTTCGCCGGTTGCCCCGACAGGGCCGGTGTCACCGCGCTCTCCCTTATCACCCTTCGGCCCCTGAGGACCCGCGGGCCCCTGTTCCCCTTTGGCCCGGGAGGTCCCACCACGGTGGGGATTCGGTTTACGGCCTCTTCCGCCGCTATCCTGCTTTGTTCCGCTGACTGTGCGCTTTCTGCTGACTCCCGGGCTTTTTCTGTTGCGGTCGTTGCATCCCTGGCTGCATTACCGGCTGCACTTTCTGCCGTCTTTCTTGACAATTCAGCTTCTGCTGCACTTTGTAATGACTCACTGGCTTTTTGAGCGGCCGCAGAGGCCGAGGACGAGGACGCCTCCTCTGACTGCTTTGCAGCGGCTGCACTTTCTGCCGCCTGCCGGGCTGACTCCGATGCCTCCTCTGCTGAAGTATCAGCATTTGCGGCGCTCGCTTCCGCCTTACTGGCTGATATGCCGGCATTCCTCGCGGACGTCTCTGCTTCTCCGGCATTCTTCTTCGCCTCCTCTGCGTGACGCGCTGCTTCTTCCACCATCAGTTCAAAACGACGCAGTGCCTCCGGACGGACGTCATCCTCCGACATGGCACCGAGAAAATCATTCAGCGTCCCCGGTTGAGAATCTTCATACACGGTGATGGTCCCGGCATGTGACGGCGGGAATCCTTCCACCAACAGAATGACGCTGTACTGACCGTACTCAACGTCCATGCTGTAACGCCCGGCTTCATCCGGATTTTCTGAGGCCAGCGTGTTCACCACCACAGTGGTACTGTTACGTTTTGCTTTCAGCTGGATTGTGCAGTTCTGTACCGGTTTTCCTGTGCCGTCTTTCAGTACACCTGAAATCTTTACTGCCATATTCACCCCACAAAAAAGCCCGCCTGAACCGGCGGGCTGTCATAACACTGTGTTACCTGGCTAATCAGAATTTATAGCCGACACCCACGATGAAGCCGTCAGTGCGCCAGTCGCCACTGCCGGAACCTTCATAAGCAAGGTCAATAACCACCGTCTCTACGGGACTGAACTGAATCCCGGCATTCCAGGCCGGCGACAGATGACGCGCAGTATGGCCATCACTGGCGGTGGTGGTCTCCTTCACATACCCCGGTTTCACTTCATCATGCCGGTAATCCTGAACACTGTCAGACCAGCGGGTGTACGCCATCCCGGCCATGCCATAGAGACTGACCCGCTCACTGAGCTGCCAGACAGGGCCGGCCATCAGACTGACATAACGACCGCGCAGGCTTTCATAATGGAAGGTATTTTCACCCGTCTTCATCGTGTCACTTTTCTTCACCGATGCATAACTCAGCGCGACAATGCCGCCCAGGTGATCCGTGAACTCATAACGGTATTTCACATTAATCCCTTTTAAATCACCTGCACGCGCACCGGTACCGGACAATGCCGGTACGCCGCCCGGGTGAACCTGAGCATATCCCACGGAAAATGCACCGTGTCCGCTTTCAGCCTGTGCAGGAAGGGAAATGCCTGTCAGCAGTGCGGTCCAGAATAAAATGGCTCCGTATAAATGTCGCATGATGACCTCTCGTTTTCAGTCAATAAAAAAGGCACCTCCTGAGGTGCCCGTCCGGGTTAATAAACCGTCAGCTGATACTGATCCCTGCCGTGGATTTTTTCATGACCACAACCAGTAAATCACTGATGTACGTTGTCGGCGTCCAGTTGTTCGCACCGGCCGACGACACATTAAACGTCAGGGTGACATGACCCCGCCCTGCCGGCATATCTATCACCGATGAGAACACCCGGCTGACATCCGTTGCCGGTTCATGGAAAATCTCAACCCCGTTCTTCAGCACCTGCAGCTTACAGGTGGAATACCAGTACGACTGCTGATTCGGGCTGTTGAAATTCTGGTGTTTCGTCCGCGAAACAGCACCGGGGAATGATAATCTGCCGGTCGAATCCCTGGTCATCGTAAACTGTGACGGTTACCGTCCCGCTGGCATAACTGTTATTCCGGGGAAAGGCTTTCCCCACCGTCTTCACCAGGTCGCCTTCAATCTGGTTTGCAGACAGTTTCCCTCTGATGACACAGTTCTCGTTAATGGTGACATTATTGAGCGTGCCGGTATTCGCGGTAATTGCTCCGCTGATATCCGCGTTCCTGGCTGTCAGCTTCCCTTCCGGCGTCAGGGAAAACGTCGGGGGGTTGCCGGATGACGTGATACTCACCGCAAACAGTCGCTTCAGGAACACGTCGTTCATGAACAGCTGATTCCCCTGCGCCACAAATAACGGCGTGCTGTTGCCGCTCTCCGGATTTATCATCGCGATACGGTCAGCCAGCAGCAGTATGTTGCTCAGTGGCTGGCCATCAGTATCCTCAATCCCTGCACCAATCCCGGCCACATAGGGAATGCCGTCTTTCGTTTTTTGAACCTTCAGCATGTACAGCGCAGCCAGGTCATCATTTGTGTCCTTCTGCACGCGCTGTATCTGCTGTATGGTGGCGCTCTGGTTCTCCAGTGTTTTGTTGACCGTCTGTGTGATTTCATTGCGGGTTTCGGTGATGGTGGTCTTCATCTCCGCCATCTCATCCGCAAGCTGGCTGTTGTCTATCAGCTCCCACAGCCCCTGAGCCAGATGCAGTTTTCCTATTTTTTCCCGAAACAGCCCCAGATACCCTTCTGCATCATTGCTGGCCCGGCCACTGGCTTCCACAAACGCAGATTTCCCCACCAGGTTGACGCTGCGCACGTAAAACCAGAAATCCTTCCCGGGCTTAATGTGCGGGCCGGATACACTCCACTGACTGCCGCTACCCAGATAACGGGCAGAGGTTTCCACCTGTGCCGTGTTCGTGATGCGTTTTTCTGAGAACCAGAATTCAAACTGTACCGTCGGGTCATACACCGCAAGACGCGGGACCGCCGTTATCTGAAAATACCCCGGCGTCAGCTCAATCGAGGCGGGTGCCGCAGGTGCGTAAATCCTGAACGTGGTGGTGGCCGGTTCGCCCTGCTGGCCATAACTGTTAATCGCCCTGACCGTCAGGGTGTATTCCCCCGGCGGCAGACCGCTGAAACGGTGCTCTGTATCCGCGGTGATGGCGGTGGTCACCAGACGGCTGTCTTCTCCGCTTCCGCTGGTCAGGCGCAGGCTGAAGCGCACACCCTTCACCACCCGCGGCGTGTCCCATTTCGCCTGCGCCAGATACTGACCGTCAGCTGCGCTCACCTCCACCGTCAGGTGCTGCACTGCCGGAGGGATGACGCTGTTCAGGGTGCCTGACTGCGGCTCAAAGCTGGCCCCGTTATCCACGATGGCTTCCTTTTCCGGTACGTGCTGCACCGCCGTGATGGCAAAGGTGCCGTCCGTGTTTTCCCGGATGGAGACACAGCGGAACAGGCGACGACGCAGTGACGGCAGGGAGAGTCCCCATACACCGTATGTCTCCACACCATCAGGCAGGGTGCTGACCTGTATCCGGTCCGGCGCGGGGTGTGCAGTGATGGCCACGCTCACCGGCTTACCGCTGCCGTTAATCAGGTTCACCGTGGCGGCACCTGTCTCCGGCAGGGTCACCTCACGGTCCAGTGTCAGGGTGCGGCTGGCGGCATCGATGGACAGGATACGTCCGCCGGTCATGGTCCCGGCATAGTCGTTATCACAGATTTCAATAATGTCACCGGGTGTGTGACGCAGCCCCTGTGACCCGAGCGTGAAATCCACCGTCTGCGTTTCCAGCAGTCCGGTCTTTATCACCCACAGTCCGGCACGATGAGCCTGACCGCGACTGGTACAGCCGAACGCATCCATCTTCAGCAGATTGCGTCCGTAGCGCAGTATGGCTTCCGGGTCTTCCACCAGTTCCGTGGAGGTCTGCCAGCCGTTCTGCGGGTCGGTGTAATTCACCTCCTCCGCCGTGTGGCGGTCCTTCAGGGCGCTGAAGCTGTAGCGGAACCCCACGCCGTTATCATCCACCACCACATCGCTGTTGGTGTACGGCCACACCACATCCGACGGACGGTCCTGAACGAACGTCAGCGTCTGGCCGTTCCATACCGGCATACAGCGCATCGCCGAGCAGAAATCACTGAGAACGTCCCACGCCTTACGCTGCTGTGACAGGTACGCATTAAACGTCATCCGCGGCTCTGTCCCTCCGAAGCCGTCCGGAACACGCTGGTCACAGTACTGCCCGATGGCATACAGCGCCCATTTGTCCACGTCCGCGGCCCCCAGGCGTTTCCCCATCCCGTAGCGCGGGTGGGTCAGCATGTCCCACAGACACCAGGCCGGGTTGTTGCTGTATGCCGGTTTCAGACTGCCGTCCCAGATACCGCTGTAAGTGCGTTTTTCCGGGTCGTAGTTTGACGGCACCTGGATGATGCGACCGCGGATATGGTAGTTCACCGTCATCTGCTGACCGCCGAACTGCTCCGCATCCACCTGCAGCCCCACAATGGCCGTGTTCGGGTAGCACTGTTTCACATCGATGATTTCGGTGTATGACGACCACAGCGTTCTGTTCTGCAGCTGGTCCGTGGTGCTGTCCGCCGTCTCCCGGACCATCCGGATGTTAAAGGGCCGCTCAGGCAGATTCTCCAGAATCACCGACGCCAGGTACTGTGAGGTGGTCTTGCCGTTAATGGTGACATCCTTTTCCGTCATCCATTTACCACCACGCTCAAGCTGAATCAGCAGGCGGACAGACGTCGGGTTACGGTCACCCTTTGAGGTGGTCTCCACCAGTGACTGCACCCCGAAGGTAACCCGCAGGCGGTCAATGTTCGCGGACGTAATGGTGCGCGTCACCGGCTTTGCCTTCGTCACTTCCACGCCCAGTCCGGTTTCAGCTCCGGAGGACTCAAAGCCTTCCGGTGGTGTCTGCTCCTGCTCCCCGGCACGCCAGACCGCAGTCACACCGTGTATCACGGGATTACCGTCCGTGTCCGTCAGCGGGGTTTTGTTCACCAGGATACTCTGCAGTCCCTTCACCGGGCCTTCTATCGGTCCCTCACCAATCGCATCAATCACACTCATCATCTGCGTGGACTTAAGATTGTCCTTTGCCTCAACCGGCGTGTGCGCCTTGCCGCCACCTTTACCCACTCTGTCCCCCTCTCCTGTCTGATGTCTGAATCTGTTTATGCCCCAAAAACGACAGGCACCCCGGAGGGTGCCTGTGTCATGACGGAATAAAATTTCTGAATTTCTTCACATTTTCTGTACGCCCCCGTGGCAGATATCATTCCCGGGCGTTACAGTTTTTTCGGGCCAATAAAAACAAAACTCCCTGTGGTTAATCTTCATTTTCTGTTCCCGCAGCCTCCATACACTGCGGGATTTTTTTATGCTTTACCCCTGCCGCCCGATAACCACCACCTTCCCGTCACCGCCTTCATCACGGGTACTGATGTCCTGGGAGATTCGCCGTGAGCCAACCAGCATTTCACCGTAAGACACCGGCATCGGGTTCCCCTGAGCAATCATGTTGTCCAGTGAGGAAAAATACGTGTTCTGTCTGCCGTTATCCGTTGCGCGGTAATCCGGTATTTTTGCCTTCGGGCAAGCATCTGAGCCACACCACCCAGTATCATGCTGGCCCCCAGTGAAAACAGCATCGTGGTGGCAGAAAAACCACCGGCTGCCAGGGCTGAACCCCATAACGCCATTGATGCCCCGGCAGTGAAGAAAGAGCCCACGATGGCTGCCGCCCCCAGCACAATCTGCAGTCCACCCTTTCCGGCCCCGGCCAGTCGCGGCACAATGTGGATGACCGTTCCCTCACCCAGCTGTTCGTGAAGACGGGCGTACACCGCCTCCGGTGCCGTGTCCTCACCGCGAATACGTATCTGGTACCAGCCTTCGTTCATCTGACGGCGAAAGCCCGGCATCTGCATCGACAGGGCACGGATGGCTTCCGCTGCCGTGTTCACATACAGGCTGAGGCGGCGGCCAAATCGTTGTAAATCCCCGTGAAGGCAGATACGTGCCAGTGGCGGTGACGCCAGGCTGAATGCGTTCGTCGTTGCCATTTTTCGGAATACCTCTCCCGTTTACTCAGTTGTTCAGGCAGATGGTGAAGCAGTTCACCGTTGCCGCAGTAAATGGCGGCATGATTGGCCACCGATGCGCCAAAGCAGCACAGCAGGATATCGCCCGCCTGTGCAGAGGACAGGGGCACCCGGTAAAAGCCGGTGACCGCCATATTGTCCAGGTAAAGGTTCTGACCGTTACGCCACCAGTCATCCTCACGCTCAAAATCCGGCATATCAATTCCCGCCAGATGGTAGGCATCCCGGAACAGCGTGTAACAGTCCGTCACCCCGTGCTCAAAGAGCCGTCCTGTCAGATGTGGCACACAGCGGAATTTATGAATGTCCCCCGGCAGACCAGCCACCAGGACAGTGCACTTTTTATCTGCAGCCGCCGGTCGGCCTCGCTCAGCCAGGGCAGACCACCGGGATGACTGTGGACCAGTGCCACAATCTCCCCCTGCATCTCTGCCCGCAGCCAGTCTTCCGGTGCAATACGAAAATACGCCTCCGGCTCTGCGGAGACATTCACACAGGGCTGGTACCGTTCGCCCTCCGGGGTGCTTATCACGAAGCCGCACGACTCCGCTGGCGCACACCGCCGGGCATGCGCCAGAATCGCTGATTCAGTCTGTGTCATAAAACGGGATTTACTGCGAAAGTTTATTAATGGAAAGGAAACCGCCGAAATTAGCCACCATGCCGCGCATCTCACACCCGCGCATGCATTTACTGCATCTGTCCTTCCGGATATCCGTGGTGGGGTTGTCGAACTCATCCGCCACCGCCCCGCCGGTGAAACCGCACTCCTCTCCCCGGTAATCCCACATACAGGTGTTCGCCAGCATGATGCGACCGGGAAACAGCGCACCGTCCGTCTCCGTCGGTGTCGCCAGCACAAACGAAGCCGTCATGGCTGTGAGCTCTGACATCTGCTCCACCACCCAGCGGTCCGTCAGCTCCTGCTCCGGGTCCGCCTCCGGATTGCCTGCCACAAAATTCACCGCATCCAGAAAACGGGCATACACCCGGCGGCGGACCACCGTGGCACCCACCAGGCTCTGCAGGTCTTCAGCCATCCCGGTGACCAGTCCGAACAGGTTGGACACCGTCAGCGACGGTCTGGCACTGCTGCCCTTCCCGTTCATCTCAAAGCCACTCCCCTCAATCGGGTACGCCTGATATTCACGCCCCTGCCAGGTCACCGGCTTCCCTTTTTCATTGAGTTCATTACAGAAAAAATACCGCTCACCGCCCTGAACCGTCAGGTCGATTTCCCAGAGCACCACCCGCAGTGACGGCTCTGACTTAACCGACTCGTTCAGGCTTTCTTCGTGAATATCCTGCATCAGTTCACCACCTGCTTAAACTCCGCGCTGAATTCAACGCGCAGCATCCCGACCCGCGCAGACCACCCGGCACAGGTCACCTTTATCTGCCGCCAGGCATAGGGCGGCGTCCACAGAAATGCCTTCCAGCCCCCGTGCTCTGCCAGGAACGCTTCCAGATGCCGGGCCTCCTCCCGGGTCACGGAAAGCGTCACCCTGTAGGTTTTCAGGTCAGCATTCAGTCCTGCCGCCGTCCGCTGCGAATACCCGTCACCAAAACGCACTTCACGCACCGACGGCTGCGAGTTCACCTCCATATCCGGCTTCACTTTCCAGCGAAATGTTTTCATCGCCCGCCTCCGGAAAATACGCCACCGTCACGCATCTGCGCCTGAATCTCATCCCGCGCCCCCTTACGGGCCATGTCATACACCGCTTTCAGCAACTGCGGCCCTGGCTGACCGCCGGTACCGTCATTCTGAATCACCACGTTGTTGTTCTGCTCAAACCGGATACCCTCAGCGCGACGCATCTGCGCCGGACTTCCTTCACCTCCCACATAACCGCCTTCCGCATACCCCCGCATCAGGCGGTACAGGTTACCGACGCCAATACGGCTGGTCGCCTCCTTCGTGAAGACAAACTCACCGCGGTGAACAATCCCCGCAGGTTCGTATTTGCCACCCGTGCCCGTAAATCCGCCGGTCGCAAAGTTGAAGTTCGCTGCCGCACTGCTGATGGCCGTTCCCGTGGAGACATGCGCCCCGCCCCCGGCGAAGGCACCGCCAATGGCACTGCCGATACGCCCGACAATCCCCACCATGGCCTGCTTCAGCAGAATTTCTGTCATCATGGACAGCACGGAACGGGTGAATCCCCGCCAGTCTGCCTCTGCACCGGTCAGCATCGCCGCCATATTCTGTGCAATACCATCAAAGGTCTGCATGGCCGCACTTTTCACCTGCGAAAAACTGTCCGTCGCACTTTCCGCCCACTCTCCCCAGCCGGACTTCAGCCCGGCCAGCCAGTCACCGCGCAGCATGTCTTCATCCGCCCATGTCTGTTTCAGTGCCCCGGTGACCTGTGCCAGCGCCTGCGGATTATCGCCGTACACGTCACGAAGACGCTGCTCTTCAGACTCCCGCTGCGCCTGACGGTCAGTGAGACCGCGGGCTTTTGCGCTGATGGCTGCCTGCTTCGCGCTCTGCTGCTGTTCAAAACGCGCCGCCTGCTGTGCCAGCTCATTGAGCCGTTTCTGGTGTTCAACCTTGTCGCCCAGCTCAGCCAGCTGGCGTCTGTACTCCAGTGTCTCTTTCTCATGGGCCAGCAGGGATTTTTCCTGCCCGGATAACTGCCGTTTCGTGGCCGCCTCCTTCAGGACCGCATACTGGCTTTCCGCCTTCCACAGCGCCCGGCGCTGCTGGCTGATTTTCTCATTCGCACCGCTGTGTTTTTCCAGCATCCGGAGTTCAGCTTCAAGGGCAAGCAGCGCTTCCCTTGCCTGCTCTTCCTCCCTCTCCCCGGCAGAGCGCGTTTGCCGGGATGTGCGATTTTTACCTTTCAGCTCTTCCGCCAGGCGACTGACGTCATCCTGCTGGCCCGGTCCCTTGCTGACGCCTGTTGCACGAGAACGCCTGATATACCCCATTTCCCCCTGGCGTATACGCGCATCCCGTTCCGCAATGGATTTTCTCAGCGCCAGCTCATCGCGTTTTGTTTTCTCAATAAATTCCCTGTTCTCTTCTGCCAGCTCGCCAAACAGCGCACTGACGCCGGGGACATCTTTTGTCGTTTCCCAGGCTGACTGAATAAATTCAGCCAGCGCCAGATCCCCCTGCACAAGCAGCAGCTTCACCTGCTCAACGGTTCCGGCCACCACGTCAGTGATCAGACTGAGTGCCCCCAGCGTGTGATCACCTATCCATGCCCATGCGTCAGCGGTCCAGGTTTTAACATCGTCCCAGATTTTTTCCACCGGCGTGGCCGCTTTATCGAGTTGCTCCAGACGCGCATTCATGACATCCGCAAACAGGTTCATCGCCTCCGTCACCGCCGCCTGTTTACCTTTCGTGCGCTCAAGCTCATCAATATGGCGCAACTGGGAGACGCTCAGGAAGTTATACTGCTGATTCAGGGAGGCCAGCGCCTTCACCGGATCTGCTGCAATCCCTTCAAAGGCTTTTTCCACCTTCCCGGCATCGTCCCCCACCGTCTGCAGCCACCGCTGCGAGGTTTCCCCCATGATCCGGAGCTGCCCGGCGGTATATTTTCCGCTTTCTGCCAGACGGGCCAGATTTTCTGCCGCCTGTCTGACGCCACCACCGGCTTCATCGCTGATCCCCCCGGCCATTTTCCACAATTCTGCCGTTGTGGTGGCCGCAGCCCCGCCGGTCAGGGTCAGTGAACGCAATAAGGCCCGATCAGCCTGCTCTGCCTGCCAGGAGGCAGCAGCAAGCGCGGCCAGTGCGGCAACCCCGCCGCCTGCCGCCAGACGGGCCACCGACATAAATCGCCCCAGTTCACCGGCATTCCGGGCATTTTCAGCCAGTGCATTTGCCGTATCTGACAGCGAATCCTCTGCTGAGTCAGTGGCATCCCTGATCCCGAGAAGTTCCTCCTTCAGCAGGGTAAGCAGGCTGAGCGGCCCGCCGAAGGAGTCGCTGATCTGCCCACCCTGCTGAAGCATGATAAGGAAGGGATTCTGACCACCGGCAAGCTGAGTGACTATATCCGTGAACTGTGCGGGCAGTGTGCGCATGGCCGCCTTATACTGCCCGAGGGATATTCCGGCTTTTTGTGCAGCCAGCGCCTGACGACTCAGCCCCTGTTCAACAGCAGCGGCGGTTTTTCTTGCATCCGCCTCCATCCCGGAAAAATGACGCCTGACCCGGGCCATCTGTTCATCGAACCGGGCCGCATCCAGACTCAAATCAATAACCAGATCACCTGCTGGCCGGGACATATCTCACACCTCCGTAAATCCCGCTGAAGCCATCATTAATGCGGCATCATCCACCGGGACATCCTCCACATCCGCAGAAGGTAAAATATCGCGCCCTTCGCCCCCACCGAACCGGACACCACCGGCAAGGCCCTCCGCCTTCTGTATCAGTACATCATTTTCGTCCGGCATTGCCGTCAGTTCTTCCTCTGTCTTCGGTACAAGCAGACTGAAATCCGCCGGATGCATCTCCGGATCGCAAAAAAACAGGCTGAGTACGGCGTACATCAGCCCGGAAAAATGTGCATCCAGTTGTGTGTCCTGAAAATAATGCGTGCAGTAAAAACGTCGCCAGTCGGCATATTCCGTGGATGTCATCCCGGCAAGCATGGCGCGCCAGTCAGGCCTCCCCATCTCGCGCGCCAGTTTCAGGACAAAATTCAGCTCGCCTTCGAACGCTTTTTTGATGTTACCGGCTCAGTTGTGCCTGCTTTCCCGGTTTGTTCAGGATCTGCATCACTCCGGTTATCCAGCATACCTGAAAGCGAAAGCACCCGGTTCGTTGCCTGATTCAGTGCATCAGCAGGCCATCCCAGCATCACTTCACGGCGGATCTGCTGCATCTCTGTCTCCGGAGAGACCAGTGTGCCTTTGAGAGGATGCGTGTGCCAGAGCGACATCGCCACAAGCAGGGACGCCGTATCCAGATAACGCTGGTTAATACGCACGGCATCATGCTCCGTTGTCTCCTGTTGTCCTGCGTCTGAAACAAACCTCATATAATCAAAGCGCTGCAGTGCCGACAGTTCCGAAAGCGTGACGGATACCCCGTTATATTCAAATTGTTCTGTTTTCAGGAACATACTTTATCTCCTCCCTCAGCCCGCTGCGCCATCCGTGACGGTAATTTCCGCCACCGCCGCAAACTCACCGTTACCGGTGACAACAGGGATCTGCGCTTTACCTGCCGCAACACCTTTCACGGTGATCGTGTTCCCTTTCACGGTAATGGTGGCGAAATTCTGATTCGCCGACGTGGCGCGGAACGTTTTATCCGTCGCCCCTTCCGGCTGAACGGCCACGGTCAGGGTGGTGCTCTGACCTTTTGCCACATTCCCCGTCTGGGGTGTCACGGTAATACCGGTGACCGGCGTGATTTCACCCCGATCTTCCGCCAGCGACGGACGACCAATGTTGGTAATTTTTACCGTACGGGTGATCACCTCTTTAGCCGTCACGGCTTTACCAATGGCACTCACCCAGCCACGGAACACATCCACCGTGCCGTTCGGGAAGCGGATTTTGTAAGCCCGGGTCTCGCTGCTGTCAAACCAGGCAATCAAATCACGCTGCCCTTTCTCGCCGGGCTTCCAGGCCAGCGTAAAACTGGTTTCACCGGCAGATTTCTGGCCCTGCCCGGTGGATACCCAGTCCGCATCCTCATCATCCAGATAGTTATCGTCGTAGGATTCCGCCGTCATCTCGCCCGGCGTCAGATCCTTTATTTTTGCCAGGCGCGTCCACTCGTCATCGGACAGCGGGTTTGCATAAGCATCGCCCTTTCCGGTGTAAACCCAGAGCGTGGTGCCGGAACCTTTTACCGGCGCCAGGGGATTTGGTGTTGCCATATCGTCCTCACATTTCGTAGGTAATGGAATAAGTCAGATCTGCCGAGCTCCATAACGCCATATCGTCATCACGACGATACTCATAGCCCTGCGTAACCATCGTGGTAATCAGGCCTGCCAGTGCAGGGATCGCTGTCATCGCCGGATAAATCCGGCTTTCCATCCACTGATCAAGTTCTGAATCCGGTACCTGTGCCGGTAAAAACACCTCAATATGCAGCGTGGCCCGCCAGGTATCTGCATCCAGCTCTTCGCCGGTATACTCTGCATCGGTCAGATAGACCGCGACTGCCGGAAAATCCTCTTCCTCAAAAACAACGGGGCGACCATCAAACAGCGTCGCCCCGTGTTTATGCTGCTCCAGTGCATCCAGCACTGCCGCACGGATATCAGTATGTTTCATCGTTTTATCGCAATTCTGAGTTGTTGTTTCAGCGCATATGCCAGTTCTTTGGGCAGGCGTTCACGACGGATACGGTCAACGTTTTCATCAAACGCCTGTTTCAGTGGAGCCGCCATCGGGATTTTCACCACCTGAATGGGAAGGCGATTACGCTTTTTCCTTCCCTTGTCGTCATTGCCCTTCTCATATCTGGCTTCGGGAAGACGTTGCATAACATGCCAGCGCCCATTATTTAATCGCTGGATAAATGCCCGCTGATAACGATGCTGACCGGCTTTGAGTATGCTGTTCGGACGACGCCCCAGCATTCTGATCCCCAGCTTAATCACAGGGAGATCACCGCGGTTAACGATAATTTTTGCATTCGGATTTCTGACCGTCGCCCGTTTCAGTCTGGACCGTTCCTTAACCAGTTTCCGGCGTACCTTTGTCTCCCGGGCAACCTGTGATGAAGACTGATTAATCGCCGTTGTGGCCACGCGGTTAATCGTCATTGCTGAAGCCGCCGGAATGGCGTTTTTACGAACCCGGCTCAGATTTTCAATCGCCTGATCAAGCCCTTTTATCGCCATAATTTCACCCTGCGTTTATCGTCGCCGGTTAACAGCGGGTGGTTGCCCACGGTTGAGCCAGAGATAACAACTGCCCCCGTCATCCGGAGAAACACGATCCACCCAGAACATCTCGCCGTTAATGGTCAGAGTGTCACCACGCCGCACAGCACGCACCGTATCCGTCCGCACAAATAATGACGGGCAGCTTCCTTCAATACGGACCCCGCCACCGGCAAAACCCAGCGACTCCGGATCGTCAAAAACCCCCTGAACTTCGCCGCCACGCTGTGCACCGGAGGTGAACTGCGCACTGATGCCCATCACTTCAACGATCGTACTGTCCACCCCGGCGAGGGCAGCATCAAAGGCATTCTGAAAATCACGCATATTCAGCCGTTCCGTGCTGTATCATGGCCGTTGCCAGTGATGATGGCACCAGAACACGCATACCCCGTAACGCCAGCTCAACGGGACGACCTGTCTCCGGGCAATACCCCATTACTTGCAGGCACTTCCGTACCCGGACGGCTTTAACATCATCCGGAGCATCCGTGTTGTTCAACTGCTCACCATCGTCTGTGTGATTTTGATCAGACCCGCTCTCATCAGAGTGCATAATGCCCTCCGGGGAAACAGCAAACTCCTCTTCCCACTCAGACACACGCTGAGCAATATCCGCAGCACTCCCCGACATATCCGCCTCGCGCCCCAGCAGGCCAGCCAGTTGACGAAGACGATTCAGATTTTCTTCTTTTGTTGCCATCTCAGTCTCCTGCGAAAAAAGACACGGGGGCATTCCGCCCCCGCTCACGGCTTATTTCACCTGTACCACCACAAACTCATCCGGATCCGGCAGCACCATCAGCGGTGCGGACTGCATCATGGTGAATTCACGGGCCGGATCGCCCACGGTCATCCAGTGTTTCGGATAACGGGAAGAGGCCACCACACCTTCGGACAACGCCTGCGCATCCTGAATGGCACCATAGCAACGGATGCCCTCAGCAGCCGTATTTCCCAGGACCAGCGTGCCCTCCGGCAGATAACGTTTTTCGGTACCGTCTTCTGCCACATAAGACGTTTTCGCCACCACAATGGCCAGATCGCCGTAATACCCCTTGAAGGACACCACTGCGCCCAGATCTTTCACTGCCGTTTCGAGTTGTGAATTTGAGCCGCGACGGGTATCCAGTTTTTCGCGGAACAGCTTAAAGCCATTCAGCAGACGCCAGACAGTACCGTCCATAATGGCGATATTCACAAGACCGCTGGCCTGATCGCAGTAGAGGTCAATATCATGCGTCGGATCAAACGTATCACGGTCCTGCTCAGACCATTTTTTACCGTCAGCCTGCTCAATGTTATTTCCTTCAGAGCGCCCGAAATCCACCTCGACAGTATCAAACTGCTCCCCTTCCATGGTGTATTTACCATACAGCACGGCATTCACCGCCTGCATTTCCTCCACCTGGACAATGGCATGCTCTTCCTGTTTGAGGTTATCAGTGATGATACGCAGACGACGGTAGGCCGGGTCGTTCAGTTGCGCCGGATCTTCACCGGGAAGGCGCTCCACCGCCTGCTGGTAATTAAATTCGTGTTTCGGCTTGACGTAGCCCGGACGCAACACGCGGGTTTCACCACCGCGATGACGCAGCACTTTTCCTTCAACAACCGGGGAGACATAGGCTGCCACCGGCGTTTTTCCGGTAATTTTGTCCAGCATCACCTCTTCGGTGTGGAAATTCACCGTACGGCGGAAAAACAGCTCCAGAAACAGCGCACGAAATTTCACTTTTTGTTCGGTATAACCGAGTAACTGGCGAGTCGTAAACAATCCCATAAATCAGTTCCTTTCATTCAGAAATCAGTCAGGCCACCGTGGTGGCCTGATAACGTGTTACGGCAGCGCCGCGTGACTCAGGGCTGTGCCGACAAAGGCATTGGCCTTTTTGTGTTCATCCACACTTTCAGGCCAGCGGATTGCCTCCGTCGCAAAGGTCCCCGACTTGTAATACGTCAGCACCTTCTCTGTGCCTTCAAGCGGCAGTACCAGTATGCCAACCGCACTACCGGCTTTCTGTCCGTCCCAGACCACCAGTTTCCCGGTGGACTCATCCAGCATCAGGGGGGTCAGTGCCGGTGTTGCAGAAGAAATCCCGCTGCTGCCTGTGGCGGTATGAGCCGGATCATTACCGGCAAAAATACGTACTTCCGTACGCTGTTCAGTGATGGTTTTTGTTACCATATTCTTGAAACCTCCTATTGATGATCAGCACTGACTTCATGGCATGGCCATGAGCATTTTCACGTCCGCATCACCGTCTGCCGACGTCTGTGACACGCCACCCTGCACCGCTGCCGGTGAATGGTTCGCCATGAAATGCTCAAACATGGCGGTTGTGGATGCAGAGACCGGTTCTGCCTTACCTGATCCCGCAGCCAGCACAGCCCGGGCGTTCTCCACGGTCATTCCCGGCAGGCAGCCAGTTGTTCAGCCTGCGCCTCAGCCCCTTTTGCCTCATCCAGGGCCATAATCTGATCACGGAGTGAAGGTCCGGCATCTGCCTGCGGTGAAGCCGCCAGGACAGGGCGGGCTTTTTCCACCGTCATATCCGGCATCGCCGCCAGCGTTGCCGCCAGTTGTTCACGTCCTTTCGCCTCTTCACACGCCATAATGCGATCGGCTTCACTCTGCGCGGATGTCACCGGCTGCTGCGGTGCTGCCGCGGCCAGAATCGCCCGGGCCTGTTCAACGCTCATGCCCTGTTGACCTGCCAGCATCGTGGCAAGCTGTTCACGTCCTTTCGCTTCCTGACACGTCAGGATCCCCATCACCCGCTGGTTCTCCTGCGCGGCGGCTTCCGTTGCAGTTAATTGCGGCATAGTGCCTCCTGTATCATGTGTGTTCAGCGCCGTTGCCATCACACTGATGGCATCCGACGCATTGATTAATTCATCCGCCAGCCCGGCCTCAATACCGGACTGACCTTCAAAAACGGCAGCCTCTGTCCCCGTGACAGCTTCCACAGACAGCCCCGTATACATCGCCACTTTTTCGGCAAACATCCGGTGCGCCGCATCAATCCGCTGCTGCATGTCCTGGCGAACCTCTGACGGCAACGCTTCAAACTGATTGCCATCCACCTTGTGCGCCCCGGCGTAAATCAGCGTGATATCCACACCGGCCTGCGCCAGATGACCGGCATAGCTGACATGGCTCATCATCACGCCAATGGAGCCGATACGGGATGTCTGGGTAACCAGACGTCGGGAGCAGGCCGACGCCAGCAGCATGGCCGCAGAACAGGCCGTGTCATTGCACAGTGCCCAGACAGGCTTCTGCTGCCGGAGGCGATAAATCATGTCAGCGCAGTCAAACGCACCGGCGGCCTGACCGCCCGGACTGTCAATGTCCAGCAGTACGCCCCGCACCTGGCTATCCGCCATTGCCTGCTGAAGACAGGCTACAATGCCGTCATAACCTGTCATTCCGGAAAATGGCCGCATACCGCCCAGCCGGTGCACCAGCGTGCCGGTCACCGGCAGTACAGCAATGCCGTTCACCACCCGGTAAACACGGGCCGGTCGTTTTCCTCCGGCCATGTACTCGTCCGTTTCAGCCAGCATTCCGGGAGCATCAAGCTGTACCTGCTGTTGTGGTACCGAAAGACTTGCTGCCCCCATCTCGCGCCCGAGCGCGCAAAAGAAAACCCGCGCATAGGCGGGCTCCAGAAGCAGCGGTTCATTGAATGCTGCGGCAATAATGTGTGAAAGATTACGTCTCACGTGGTGTTGTCTCCTCTTCCGGCCTGCGACTCTCCGCTATCTGCTGCTGATACGCCTGCGCTATCCACACCGGGCGTGAGAGTCCGGCTTTTTCCCGCTCTGCAGATTCCCTGACCTGCTGGCGGAAAATGTCCTGATAATCCTCGCCCATCAGCGCCAGCTCTTTCTCATACGTGCTCAGTCCGGCCTTAATGCGCATCACCGATTCCTGGACTTCCTTGAGCCCGTCAATGGCCATTCTTCCGGCACCAATCCACTCTGCCCGTGACCAGGCTGATCGCGCCTGATAAAAATCAAAACGCGCCCGTGGCGGACGGATAATCCCCCGAAGAAGTGCCTCTTCCAGCCAGCAGGAAAACATCTGCGTGGCCAGCCGGGCCGCAATAAATTTTCGCCGCCCCATAAAATAGCGCCACGACTCATTGGCGGAGGCGCGGGCACTTGAGTAACTGACCTTCGAGTAATCACTGGACAACTGTTCGTAGGAAACGCCAAGACCGGCAGCGATATACCGCAGCAGCGCCTGTTCAAGCGCCGAAAATCCATTGTCTGAATCCTGCGCAGTCTGCAGTTTCAGCTCGTCACCGGGAAAAAGGTGCGGAATTTTGACACCGCCCAGCGTCACGTGATTCGTGTCATACCAGCTGGAGAACTTCTCCAGAATATTAATAAGCGGATTATCCTTCTGCCCCTGCGGCGCACCGGCGATATATTCAAAGGCCTTTTCGGTATCAAGTTCACTTTCAATCGTCGCTGCATACATGGCTTTCACAATGGCCGACTGAAGCTGCGTGGCCTGCAGGGAATCGAGCATCTTCAGCCGTTCCATAACGCTGTAAAACTGATTGGCCCCACGGGTCTGCCCGTCCTCCACCGGCTCGAAAATATGCAGCATGGCCGGACGCCCGGTGGGAAGTTCACGCGGGATCCGCTCCCATCGACCACTACCCGGGAACGGAAAATCATCCTCACAGATATGGTACGCAACGGCCCGTCCATGCCGATCGACCTCCACCCCGGCCCGCAGAAAACGGTTCCCCATACCGTGTCCCGGCGTGTCCACCCGTTTCGGACTCACGGCTTTAAAACGCGTACGAAACAGTTGCGTGGTCTCCGCATCCCAGACCGGCTGCACAAAGATTTCGCCGTTAAACGCATGAACGCCCACACCTTCACGGATAAATTCCGTGAACGTGCGTTTTCCTTCCACGTCGATCTCGCCAGACATCCCTTCGGCGTATTCCGACCAGGCCGCCTCCACCTCATCGACAAAGCTTTTTGCTGCGGTCTCCCGCATCCCCAGCCAGCGCCAGTTCGGACGGTAGCTGATCAGAAACATATGCCCGACAATGTGATCCTTATGCAGTGCCACCGCATTAGCCGCTATTCCGTTATTGCGCACCAGATCATCTGCCCGGGCATTCCCCAGACGCAACGCGGGCAGCAGGGCCGCATCGGCACTCTGCGCCGGTGGCAACCACTCCGCCATTTGCCCGCCAAATCCTGCGCCGCCCCCGTTGTAGCTGAGACTCTCACGAAGCGGAATGCCGTTCACATCAATCAGGACAGGTGTTCGTTTCATAACCTCACTCCCAGCGGACGACGGCGACGGCGGGTTGTCCCCAGCACTGACTCCGCATCATTGATCGCACGGTTAAGCTCATCCAGAGAGGCCGCCGTATATTCAATTCTGCGACCATCTTTCTGGACAGACACCACCCGTTTACCGGTTAATAAATCAAGGCGCGCCTGACGCAGCGCCTGCAGTTCAGCGACTGTAACCATTCACTCCTCCGGACAGCTTCGCTGCCAGTTCTTTAAGGGTTGGCCGGGTCGTCTCTTCTTCCCGGGATTTTGCCAGTACAGCCAGATCAAGCTGCCAGCGTTGCACGGACACACGTAATGCCGCGTAGGCATACACCAGACAGTCCAGCGCTTCGTTACGCCGCTTTTTGTTATCCCACAGCAGACGCATCTTGCCTTTTTCCCACTTCTCCACAAGCTCTTCCGCCACCAGTTGCTGCGCCTCTGTCTGCGAAAAAATCTCCGGATCATCAGGAAAACGGATGGCATACGACGTGGCTTCATCCGCAGGTGTGGGATCGGCTTTCATACGGGCATAGAGAATTTCTTTTGCGGTGTCCGTCCCCACTTCACACAGATACACGCCCCGCTGATTGCGGTTTTTTGGCATGGTGATCACCGGCTTGCCATAGACAGATGCGCCTTTTACCGGCAGCACCCGGAAAACACCGTGTTTTTTTGACCTCTGATAAACGATTTCGCCATCGATCCCCCGGTGTCCCAGCAGACACGGGAAATGGTCATTTCGGTACCATCTGCATGGCGGTATTTTTTGTTGATCGCCGCATCCACACGTAACAGCGTCTCTTCCTCATCAGGACGCCCCATAATGATGATTTTATCCACCAGAAAGGCTTCCTCTCCCGGAGCCCATCCCCAGACATACATCTCAAAACGGTTACGCTGCGAGTCAATGCCCGCCGTCAGATAAACCACCCGGGCAGGCACCGCCGCCGTGTAATGCACGACCTTATCCATCAGTACCTGGTGATCGAGTTTTTCGCCCACAGCCTCTTCCCAGGTCTCGCCCAGCGTGGTGTTCACAAAGGTTTTCACGCCGTTTGGATCTTTCAGTGCATCCAGCCAGTCATAGACTATCTGTACCCAGGTGGTGAACGGACTGTACGCCGTCCAGATATGGAACGTGATGGAGCGCGGCGGCGGAATTTCATCACCCCGGGCGCTGAAAAACGTCAGACCGTCACGGGTCCACATGCCCGTGTTTTCACAGATCCACCGCCCGTTGCTCTGGTCCAGTTCAGACTGATGGATCACGCAGCCATGATGTTCACAGAGGTAGAAAACACTTTCAGGGCTGTCCTTCTCCCATTTAAGCCCAAAAGGCGTGGACTCATCGCCAAATTTCAGATACTGCTCCTCCCCACAGTGCGGGCAGGGCACATAAAAACGCATAAAATGCGCCGACTCGTTAGCGGCTTTTTCGATCTGGCAGGTGCCTTTGATTTTAGGCGTCGAGCCGCGAATGGATTTTGGCCACACCGACCCCTCAATACGCTTATCCCCCAGCAGGGTTGGCGAGCCCTCTTTTTCGACATCCGGCTCGAACGAGGAAAGTTCGTCATAGCAGACCACGTCCACGGATTTTTCACGGTAGTTTTTGGCGGCAGCGCCGCCCAGGCACCAGAAACCGACGCCCGATGAAAAGCGTTTCAGCGTGAGAGTATTGTCACGATGTTTACGACCCAGCCATGGGGAAAGGTCTTTCAGGCATGGCACGTTCCGAATCGTCGCCTCCACGTGAGACTTCATAAAATCTTCAGCGGCAGAATCCGTGGGCTGAAAAAGCAGACTGTTTCGGGATTTATGCTCAATAAAATACCCGACCACCCCCAGCAACATCTTTGTATAGCCAACACGGGCAGATTTAATCAGGTTAACCGTGCGAACCTGGTCGTTACCCATACAGTTCATAATGGCGATCTGGAATGGCAGCGTTTTCCATTCTCCCTCACCGTATGAGGATTCTTTAGGCAGATAATAATTTTGATCAGCCCATTCAACTGCCGTCATTGGTACAACCCTGACCAGAGGCTGCAGCGCAACCGAAACGGCAGCCATCATATTATTCAGTTGTTGCTCTGATATATTCATCGAGTAAATCCGGTAATTTATCCCCTGCCCGCGCACACTGATTTGCCCCCTTCGCAATAAGGGTTTTCAGATGGTCAAGATGGCGCGGTGTTAAATCAGGAAACTGTCGCTGCATGGATAAAGGGATGGAATCAAGCGTACTGGATAACGCCATTGCCAGCTTACTGAGGGCAAAAATACAGAACCCGGTGTCAATCAGTTTTCCTTTTGACACCTCATTTTTTAACTGCTGTGTAACAGCCTGTTCTGCTGTCAGTTCCCATCTGGCAATAAGCAATTTCTCCTCATAGTCGTCTTCGCTATCGCCATCAGGCACATCGTTTTTACTTCTCCTCAGATACGATATGTAAAAATCGCGCCAGGCATCCAGATCCAGTTGCCCTCGCTTATTCGATATCGGGGCACCCGGCAATTTCTGCAATCTGCGAAGCTGGCGATCGGTCAGACTTAAATGCCTGGCAACTTCAGTCTGCGTAGCCACTCCTCACCTCGCAAAAACTCTCACCTCACAATCACAACAAAACCGGTCATGTCCGGTTTACATGTCTGTTTTTTGTTCATGTCCGGTTCACAGAAGACCTGTTTTTATATTTTTCATATAGTTAACTTGAAGAGAAACCGGACATGGATCCCGGAAAATTTTCATAAATAGCGAAAACCCGCGAGGTCGCCGCCCCGTAACCGGTCGGATCGCCGGAAAGGACCCACGAAATGATAATGATTATCATCTATATAAGGTTTATCACAACATGTGTGTACGCCATCAAACCACGAGAAATAATCAATTATGACGCAGGTATCGTATTAATTGATCTGCGTCAAATTAACGTAAAAGCAACTTCAGATAATACAAATCAGCAACACTGAATATGGGGAAACATTATGTCATCAAAGAACAGAACCCGCAGAACAACAACCCGCAACATCCGATTTCCAAACCAGATGATTGAACAAATTAACATCGCTCTTGACCAGAAAGGTTCAGGTAATTTTTCAGCGTGGGTTATTGAAGCCTGCAGAAGAAGATTAATTAATGAAAAACATGCTCAATTTGTACCCAACAAAGACAAACACGACCAGAGCACCTGTTCAGACAGGTTTACTTAAACGACTTATATATGACACAAAAAGCGACCACTAAAGTCGCTTTTTCTTATGGTAACAGGCAATAACTCTCTCAGATATTTTTTAGCATTTTTTTGACCGCGCGTTTCCGGACGTATTCTGTTCTCCTGTCCCTTTATATCGTCGGAATACCCGCCGCTCTTCAAATCCCATTCCCAACTCAGAATGTAGTCTGTTGACCGCTTGTTTTATTTCGGTCAGGTTCACCGGTGAAACCGGAGTCCGGCGCGCCTTACGCAAACACTCTGCTCGTTTCTGTGCCGCCACTTTTCTTTTCTGGTCATCACTTAGCTGTACCATCACTTTTGCCCATCGTTCAGCTGCTCTCCGGTACAGTCCTTTTTTCTCCAGACATTCTGCCAGGTGATCATGTAGCATAAGTAACCTCCGTTTATCTACAGACTACTATCCTGAATTTACCGTCCTTAATAAGACAATAATAAAAAACTAAACAACAAAGAAAAGCAAATCATATCTGGCATTTTAATTGAAAGAGCAATTACCGAACAAAAAACGCTGACTATATACTCAAAACCAAACAACTATTCTGCCAATCAGGTATCATGGCAACACACGGAATTACCGTGTTTTGCCTTCTCTGCCCATACAATACGGGCATATACTTCATACTCTATTGTAATATTTCTATCCATGCGCCCACTCCATTTACCTGTAAATAATATTCAAAATATTTATCACAGAAATCGTTTTTGGCCATGAACTGAGCACATTATAAAGTCCGGAACTGACTCTTTGTTAAATTGCCTTAACATTATCAGTAACACCTTCATAACAAAACATCACGGTATACACTGGGTACGGATATATTCCTGTGCTCCTTCCAGTTGCTTCTGCATTGCCATCAGCCGTTCTCTGAGGATGAAATAATCCCGTTCAGCGGTGTCTGCCAGTCGGGGGGAGGCTGCATTATCCACGCCGGAGGCGGTGGTGGCTTTACGCACGGAGCCTGGACAGGTGGCGTTGATCCGCAGGCGCTTACGACCAGCGGCAACATCAGCACGCAGAGTTTCATTTTCAGCTCTCGCATCGGCTAATTCCCTCGAGTATCTGGCATCAAGTGCAGCGACATCACGCTGGCGTACCTGCATATCAGTAATTGTCACGTTCGCCAGCTTCAGCTCACTGGCTTTTTTATCGCGTTGCGCTTTGTAGGTAATGGCGTTATCGCGGTAATGATTCAGCCCCAGACTAAGCGCACCACAGGCCACCAGCAGGGCAATGATGACCACGCACAGTACGCGGTTCATTTCACCACCAGCGTATCTGACCGATGAAATAACCGGAGGCCATAATCACAAACACCAGCCAGATAAGGATGAACTTCCAGGTGGATATTTTTTCAGCCATCACTCGAATCTCCCGAATCAGTTTGCTAAAATCAAACACACTTTCTCCTTTGACTTTTCCGGAGTCAGGAAACACAAAACCCGCTTGCAGCCAACAAACGGGGTTTTTACTTTTATTCACTTAGTTTTTGTCAGTTCGCAGGATTTCGTGTTATCCGTCCGCGTGAGCAAATCGCATTTTTCAGCAAAATATTCTGCTTATCTGTCAATTCCCCAGCACGCCAGCGCGCTCTCCTGGTCACGCCGTGAGACCTGACCGTAGCAGTTGTTTGAGCGAATACGGCAGTCTCTGCCACCGTCCTTAATCCACCAGCGAATCGCCTCGCATGCTCCCCTGCGGTCACCGGCATTAATCCGTCTGTAAAACGTCGACGGGAAACACTTACCGGGGCCAATGTTATAAGGACAAAATGACGCGATACCCGCCTTCTGGGGTTCGGTCAGCGGTACTTTAATATTGCGCTCCACCCACTCCAGCGCCTTATCACGTTCAATGGCGTTAACCTGGTCGCACTTTTCCTTCGATAACTTCATACCCGGGACGACAGGCTTACCATCCACTCGGGTGGCACCGCGGCAGATGGTCCAGATCCCCGCACCATCACGGTATGCCGTGGTGTGGTTACCTTCTTTTTCGTCAAGAAACTGGTCGAGGATTTCAGGCGCAGACGCCCCTGCACCAATCAGCGCCAGAACGGCAGCCGACAGGCCGTATCTGATTTTTGCGTTCATGGATATTTATCAGGGTTTATCGATTTCAAATCCCTGGATATGTTAAGTCTTCAGGCCAGCGGTGGAGTCTTCAGAGAACCAGTAATTATTCCCGGTAGTTTTCCTCTGTAGGTTATCAACACATCCTGCGCCTCTAAAATGATGGGGCGCTTTTCCGGCAACGGACCATCCCCTTCACATAACCCGGCAGCAACATCCATGAAAAACTGCTTCGCCTGCTTTTTCGCCTCAGCTTCGTAAAACTCCAGCGTGGCACCTTCAGTACGGTCAAGACTAATCGCCACATCTGGCAACAACAGTGACGGATACCCACCAATTTCCAGTGCCACAGTAACAGTAATCTTATCCGGGTAATTATTTATCCCTTTAACACCCAGTTCGTATTTTTTCTTCATCGCTTTACTCTCCCGCGCCGCCTTACGACGGTCCTCTCTGATTTTGAAATACAGGTTAGTCAGATACGTCAGCAGGCCAAACAGCAGACTCCCCAGCACACCTATCGCCACCCACTGGGACGGAGAGACTTTGTCCAGCAGCTGCAGTAACCAGTATCCCGTTCCCACCGCTGACGTGGTGTATGACACACCCGTTGTGATTTTTTCCATCTGGTACATACCCCGTCTCCCGTTATCCGGAAGCTGACAACAATAAAAAAGCCACCAGTTAACTACTGATGGCCCTGACTCCCCGTTACAGCATCATGACCGATTCGGGTTGAGGTTCAGTCGCATCGGCGACCGGTGATTCAGGCTGAACTTCACCGCTCTCTGCGGTGGTATCTCCCGCTTCAGTCGGTGGCTCTGCCTGTACACCAAGCAGCTCATCCAGAATGGCATCAACCTCTGCATCAAGACGCGCTTCCAGGTTATGGCGAAGTTTTTGTTTCAGTGCGCTCCGGACTTCTTCAGAGCGCAGGACTTCCTTCACTGCTTCAGCAGTGACCAGGGATGTAATTTCTGACATGGGATTTTCTCGTCGAAAGATGTGATTAAGAAAGTTGCCGCTAAATGAGCGGCTCTTCGGGTTTGCTTCCGGCTGACTGACTGGCGCTGATTTTCTCAGCGGCCCTTTTGTCAATCTGTCTGCGCCAGACGTCACGCATGGCCCGGTATCCACCCGAAAGGAGATACAGCACACAGACCACCGTACAGAAGTACAGCATTAACTGGTTCAGAAATGTCATAATTTCTTTCCGTTATTGTTGACAATAAGAACTGTTTTCATTAAAAAACCAGAGTACGAAAGTATCGTTCCTTTATTTTTTCTCCATAGGTATCACCACCGCCAGCGTCCATTCCTGTCGCTGGCGGTTTTTTTATCATGCCGCAGTGTCTGTGCTGTTCACTTCCACCGCAATGCTGTCTATCAGTACCGGGTAAGTCGCACCTCTGGTAATGTCTGTCACATGCAGTTTATCCGCCGCAAAGGCACTGACCGGTGACTGCGTCAGCGTGAACGGTGTGCCAACCTGACCATCAATAACCGGCGTCACCTGAAGGCTGTTATTCCCGGCAAAGCGGAAAGCCAGCGTATGCCATTCGTTATCAAATGCGCCAAAGGTTCCCAGTTTCAGGTTGTTTGTCGCCACTTTCGCATTGTGGTACATCACATTCAGGTCTTTTGCATCTGTCTGGATGTAGAACGCTGCCAGCAGGTTATTCCCCCCGTCTCCGGTCAGGGCAACGCCCTGTGGCAGTGAAGATACCGGCCAGTAAAACGCCATAACATACTGGTTCGCAGCCAGCGCTCCCGAAACCTTAAAGCGGCAGCGAATCTGCCCCCCTTTCTGTAACAGAGCCGCACCGTTGCCCGCGGCGTACTCCAGCACCCAGCTGCTTTTACCGGCTTCCTTGGTCAGCTTCACTGCCTTACCTCCGGTTCCCTCCGCATCGCTGACCACTTCTGCCCTGCCGCCACTGGCTGACCATCCCTGTACTTTCAGGCTTCCCTCTGACTCGCTGGCAAGGTAAGAGAGCAGTGCTGTGACGCCTGTGGCTTCTGCACCGGAAGGCGATGACGGGCGCACCTCTGATACTGTCGATGATGCCCCCGCGTTTAGCGCCACTCTTCCCGCATGGCGCAAAATCGCCGTTGCCAGACGGTCGGAAATAATCCCGCGGCGAGCCCATGAACTGAAATGGCTCGCCCTGTCCTGTGACGTCCAGGTGGCTGAGCTGTCACGCCATTTCGAACCGTAATATCCGATACCCGGAATGTCCGGGTCTTCTTCCGGTTTGTTCGTCGGCACATTCACCCCGTTCTCATCCGTCATGAACGGTACGAAATGGATATTCTTTTCCGTTTTGTTTTTGTAGCTGCCGTACACCGTCTGGTACGAGGATTCGTTCTTCTGCTTCCAGAAATACGTCGTATCTCCACATATCCAGGGAACACCGCCAGCAGAGCCACCGACGCACTGACCTGCCATATCCGCCAGGTCTGCACGGAATTTATCAACCAGCGCACCAAACTGTGCTGCGTGATTTACCGGCGTACCGCCAAAATCAAATTCCCCCTGCATCCACACCACGGCAAACAGCACATTTTTCGGGTTCTTCTTCAGTGCTGCTTTTGTTCGACCGATAAGGTCCTTATACAGCGGCTTGTCCACACCCCAGCGGGTTGAATTCTCCGAGGCACCACTCGCGTCACTGTATGTGCCATCGGCTCCGGTGGTGAACGCTGAACCACCACGACAGCACGGAACCAGCAGAATGCCCGCATTCGCCGGTATAAACGGCAGCAATTTTTTGGCGATATGCAGCCCTTGCCCCACGGTTCCGTACTGCCCCTTTGACAGGTCCGCTTTCGGATGGTTAAGGCGGCTCATGTCCTGCACATCATGCAGACAATGGTCCGCCGGAATGATGTCGTTATATTTGCATGCTGCACCGCCCGGTGTCACCGTACTGCGGCGCGCCAGCTGCTTAATACGCGGGTCCGGACGGTCATATGTCTCCGGCAGCGGAAGGCCTTCACCATATGCCATGCTGTTTGACTGCCCCGCCAGAACCACAACAAAGTAATACTCCGTGTCTCTGGTGGCGCTGATTACTGTGCCTTCTCCATCCGACGGCTTCACCAACACAGGTGTGGTGACATCACCTTCCGCCGCAATGGCCTGCATCAGAGTATAAGGCGTGATGGCCACCGGACTACCAAACGGCTGCCAGCCCTCTTTCAGTTTGTGTGTCAGCTTTTCCGCAAGGTCTGACGGCGACGCCGCCCTGACAACATCATAATGTTTAATCGACATCGAATTTCTCCCGTGTACAGGAACAGAGTTAAAAAGCCGGAACCGGAATCAAATTACAGGATGGCCATCTGCCAGTGGCTGGTCGTAAAAAAAAGGCCACGCCATGCGCAGCCGGAAATAAAGGGATAACGATGATAGTTTGAGAAAAACAGAAACAACACTTTTGTGGCAAAGCATGGTGCCGGGTGCCTCCCGGTGAATTCAGTATCAGCACCTGAATCCGCGATTATCCCATATACCTGGTTGCTGATCGCCCCTCCGCACAGGGGGATTCACCATGCAGAAGTGTTTTTAATAAACAGCAAACAAAAAAATCAAGCATTATGCAGGCTGTTTCTTTTTATCACCGGCCACAGCAATACCACAATGCCGCAGACCAGCACCCCATCCGCCAGCACCGACATGATTCTGCTGGTGAAATCCACCATCACCACCAGAAACAGCAGGAGTGCAGCCACAGCCAGGCGCAGTTTTACCGTCACAGGTGATTCTCCAGACGAAGACCCAGAACACCGGCAATCTCTTCCAGCACCTTGCGCTCTTCCGGCTCAATTTCGCCGTCTGCCTCCGCAATGGCCACCGCCACATCCAGCACATCTTCCGCTTCACGCGTATCGTGTTTCACATCCTCGATCTCACGTAACGCCGCACGACGACCAATTTTAAAGTTCGTATCCAGCTGACCGATAATGGTTGCGCTAATCGCATTAATTTCCGAGGTAAACGCAGACAACGCAGGCTGATTACGTAAGACCTGTTCGATCTTCGCTTTCTCGGATGCCTCGCATTCACCATCTGCATAGGCCACCAGGTATGCAGCGTTAATCACCGCCTGTGCCAGATCGCGTTTCTCAAACTTTTTAATTTCCGCTGCCGCTCTGCGGGTTTTCTTTTTGAAGATTCCAAACATCGTGACGTTCCTTTGGGTGGGTGAGCCAACGCCCGGGAGCGATCTGCCCACAGAGAAAGTCACACTGACCACTCCGTAAGCTCACCCCGAAAGGCTCTGTGGTTGATATGCGCCGGGCGTGGCGCAGATACAAAAAAGGCCCGCCGAAGCGAGCCTGGAAAATAAGTGTGGCGCGTTGTAGTGGAGTCGAACCACTGACCGATTGCTTAGAAGGCAATTGCTCTGTCCGGCTGAGCTAACAACGCATGATGCAGATAATGGACCGCCATCGGGGACTTGAACCCGCGCAGCCAGCTTCGAAGGCTGGCGCTCTTTCCTGATGAGCTAATGGCGGTATGTGATGGTGGCCCTTGCTGGATTTGAACCAGCGACCTGGCGATTATGAGTCGCTCGCTCTCACCACTGAGCTAAAGGGCCGGGCCGAAAATAATAATCAGATGAAATCAAAAATCAAGCCCTTGCATAGATACATATCTGTCTGGCGGGAAGCCATAATAGCGGTGAAATACAGAGATAAAATAGGACCTACTTGAATAACCGCATTTTTCTGCCACTGTCTGTCCATACCCATCCCGGGAACATAACATATTTACAGCAACCCGCATCCGCTCTTCCAGCAACAAGCGACTGAACATATGCCCTTCATTTTTCAGTTTTATCTTTAACAAACTCTCACTCATATGCAGGCGTAACGCAATCGCACCGAGCATCCAGTTTGCAGATATATCTGTTTGAATTATCGCCCTGACTTTGGCACTTATACTGGATAAACATCCACTTAAAAATAATGACATCCGTTCATCTGATTCAAACAGCGACAGGCAGGCCATCATAAGAAACATATCCGTGGTATCTCCGTAAAATCTCTGGCTGGTAATTAAAGCCGCAGCCAACGCAGGATTGTTGGGTTCCAGGAACAGGTAAAGCGGAATGTCAGTCAGACGAGTCCTCGTCAGCTTATGCTGACTTTCCAGATATTGACTTACTATGGAATGGTTTATATCGACAATTTTAACTTTGCCATAATGCATAAGGAACAGTTCCCTGATGCATTTGGTGGCCAGAACGACTGAGCCGGGCTTAAGTGACAACTTATCCTTTTCAAGAAAAATATTAATTGGGGAGCAAACCATGATAACTGAACAGACAACAGCCATTATAATTTTACTTTAATTAGCAATTGGTTGGCTCAATTATAGCCCCAAAAGGTAAATTCTCATCAACACATAAGAGCATGACTGACAGGTGCCGCTAACACCCACCAGCCGCCCATTACCACAAATTAAAAAACCTTCACTGCGGAAGGCGTCTGTAACAACCGAACTGATAATCTGCCAGACCCGCCATAACAAGCTGGGTCAGTATTAACTGGCAGCGTTCACGTGAAAGGTAAGTATTCTGCGCAATCTCCCCGACTGTCGCCGGGTCGGTAACGCTTAATTCATTAAACACCACTCTGGCGGTTTTTGTCATATCCTGCTGTTTTAGCATGTCTTTTTTCCCTTTTAGTTAACGTGACATACCAATAACTCTTGTCCAAAAAGCCAGCAAGCAGAAAGACCGGTATTCGCAACCACCAGCGCATTTAACGCCCCGTGCCGTTTTTCAGTCATAAAAAAACCCGCAAAAAGCGGGCTCTTTCAAATGTCCATGTCTGCTATTCGCCTCGCGGTACAGCTTTGCGAAGCGTACCGGAATTGAAGCAGTTTTTACGTCAAAAAGCAATAACTTTTTTCTCTATACCAAAAGCCATAACCATTGGTTTGTACAAAATAAATTCTGCCACCTTTAGCCAATTCTCAATGCGCCTTTCACAGGTTCTTAAACTCCATTCCGGATGTGCATCATTCAGCAGTTCAGCCATTTTGCGCTTAGTCATCCCCCGCCCCACATAACGCTGACTCAGAACATTGAGCAGCCCGGGATAACCTGCCAGTACTTCACCAATAACCCTGTCGATTATTAACGCCTCTGAATCGGTACAATGTGCCAGCCAGCTTTTTTGATTGCCGTTGATCATATCCCGCAAAAAAGCCTCAAGTTCAGGTTTGTCCAGACCCGCTTTTTTCATCCTCCGGAGCGCCTCGTTAATTGCCGTTTTTGTCAGCTTTTTAGAGGTCAGTAATTGGTTGAACATATTTCCCGTCTTACCGTCGCCAATATACGACCAACGCCCCCACATACGCAGTTTCCCCTGGATCCAGACACTTTCCAGCGTTTTCAGGCGTAAATGCTCACCGCTTTTGCCTGTAATTTCCGGGTATATCATATTTATGCTCACTCACTTTCAATTTTGTAAATCTTCACACCCAACCGACCACCAGAAACGAGCTGACCGCGCACAATATTAATTTCGTCAAACTGCTCGTCGTCTATGAGCAATCCGGCATGCGTCAGCGCATCCAGCGGTGCTTTCAGGATATTGTCCAGGTCACGACGGCGCTTATCCGGTGGCTCTGCAATAATCTTTATCGCCAGCCTTCCGGACAGGTTTAATTTCAGCCGCTGCTGGCGAACAATAAGCGCCACTGCCCGGCGATAACGCTCCCCGGCTTTTGATACAAAATATGTGCTGCCACGACGTCGCCAGTAAGTGTTCACCGTCGGCGGGTAAGGTAAAACCAAATCTATGAGCATCAGTCACCTCTTTTACCCAAGCACGCCAGTTGCAAAGGCGTGATCAAGAAAACGAAAAATTAAATCAACCTGAGAACCATGCTTTTCTTCGAACGCCAGCGGATCCGCATGAAGCTCGTTGTGATGCTCCCGACACAGCGGTAGCGTGAAAATATCGTGAGATTTTGTCCCCATTCCGCCCTGACCATGACCAATCAGGTGATGGGGATCGTCGGCTGGCTTACCACAACACGCACACGGCTGTGTCTTCACCCAGCGTGTGTATTTCTCGTTAACCCAGCGGCGACGTTTAGGTCGTTTCATGAAAGATTCCGGAGACTCAGGATCAACGGCAATGCTGACCACCGTCTTTTCCTGTGGTGGGTTCTGTTGCTGGTGGGCGTGAGGCAGCGGCGCAAGATTTTTTGTGCGCTGTTTCAGTATGCTGGTGGCGGTCTGCTCTCCCGGTACGATGTCGCTTTCACGGTACATTGAGCGGATTTTTTCCGCACGCAACCCCAGCGAACGACGTAATACCGCTTCCGGTAGCGCGTCCGCCACCTGATTGCGGACCGCCCACCAGGATAATTCAGCCAGAGATAATTCACGCTCCTGCGTACCGCTTATTGCGCGACCGATGACGTCAATCATCCATGCTGACAGGTTTTGATGAGCAAGTTGCTCGAGTGATTCGGATGTCTGGTCACGCAGCTGGTTGTCGCAGTGCCAACACAACACCATTGCGCCGGTACCATAACGGTGAATGACGGTTTCAGAGTGATGGTAATCGCCATTAGGCCACTGGCAGGATGTAACATGACGTAATAGCCAGTCAGACAATGCGCCAACGCCGCCAGCAGCGCGAATCACCCGCTCATCGCTGAAAAATGGCAGCAGAGATTTGTCTTCCGCCAGCGGCTGGCGAACGGCAGGAACGACTCCGGATGGCAGACCTCGCATGCTTTTTGGCTCCGGCTCCACCAGCACACGCCCCTGCATAAACAAAGGCATCGCATCAGGACCGGGCCTGAAAAGTACAATCCCCAGACGGTGAGCAATTTCAGGAGTCACTAATACCCGCACGTTACCTCCAGATGCGTTGCTGGAATGTGCGGGACGGACGCGGTGGGCGTTCGGAATAAGGGAGCCTGACGGAAATTATCCAGTGTCGGAAGTCAAGACTGAGATCCTTCCTGACCTCGCGTCCGCGCCTGCGATAACACTGAATCAGCCATTCGGCCTGTTCTTCAGTGCACGGATCATGCTGATACCAGTCAGTTTTAAAGACGTGTGAACGCCGCCCGTACCGGATGGCAGGGTCGGCTGAGTTATCAGAATTGTGATGTTTGGTATTGTGCGCCATCGGTTTTCTCTGCTGGCGCAGCAGGTGCCAGTTGTTCAGGCTGACGTGCGGCAATATTGTCTCTGATTTCTGTTGTCGTCAACAGGCAACGTGCTATCATCGAATGGTGTTCTATCCTACTCCGTGAGGTTTACCATGCGTACAACCCAACAATTCAGCATTACATTAACTAACGAAATGGCTGACATGGTGCGCGCCCGTGTGGCTTCCGGTGCCTATGCTTCAGAAAGCGAGGTCATTCGTGAAGGGCTTCGCGCACTGAATGAGCGCGATAAAGCAATCGAAGCGTGGTTAACGCATTCAGCCGCCCCCTCTCTTGATTCTATCCGCGAAAATCCAAACAACGGACGCTCCATTTCACAGGTTCGCGCCGCGATTCGATCCGGGAAGTAATCTGCATGACATATGAAGTCATCATTACTCCTGAGGCCGAACAACAAATAATCAACCTGCACAAATATATAACGGAGAAAGCAGGGAACGTCATTGCTGACAATTATGCCAATGCGCTTCTTGATTATCTTGATGGGTTTTCTACATTCCCGCATCGGGGCAATAAACGCGATGATATTCGCCAGGGGATGCGGGTAACTCATTTCCGCCACAGAACGATTATTGCTTTTGCCGTTGATGGCAGAAAAGTCTTTATTGTCGGTATCTATCATGGTGGGCAAAGTTATGAAACCGATTTCTTATAAACTTTTACCCACATCATTCCGGTGTTAGAATAAACCGTCCGCCCCCTCTCTTACTGGCGGATTCGTAGGCTATATAAATCAAAGATCCCGGCTCATATTTGTGTCGGGATCTTTTTTCGGCGATTTATCCCCAGCGGCAAATCGAATACACCACCAGCGCCACCGCCATCGCAATTCCTACCGTTGTGAATGCTTCAGGCCAGGTCATCGTAAAATATCCTCCACGCTTATCAGTCCGTTTCGCTTCAGGTAGTCCATCGCTTTATCCGGTAATTTGCAGTCCGGTTTCGCTTTCCTCAGTTGCCAGGCCAACTGCTTTACCAGCATAGTTAGTCCTCTTGCCGAACCTGATGGAATCGCCAACTCTTTGCTGGCAAGCTTCAGCATGGCATCTCCGTATCTCGCCATACCTTTCTCAAGCGCAGCTTTAACCAGTCCTTCAGGCACTACCGGCACAGGTGGAGCGGCAAATAATGGTTTGGGTGATATCTCCGCACGTTTTGCATATGCCTCAACTGTGTCAGGATTAAACAGGATTATGTTTTCACCGCATTCCCATGCTATCGGTTCTGCTTCCAGCGATGCCAGCGCAATTTTGAATAACTCGCACTCTACCCGTGCCATTTCTGAACTTGGGTGACATTTCGCAATCGCTATTCTTAATTTAGCCTCTTCGATTAATTGCTCTTTGGTTAATTCAGTCATTTTTCATTACCGCCCTTTCGGGCGGCCTCCTGATGATTTGAGGGTGCAGAAATCCCTCCGGTTAAGGATTTAATAAAAATCACTTCTGATTTAAATTTTCAGTGTTTTGTTGCCAGGTGATTTATCGCCTTTACGCTTCAGCCTTATTTCGCAACCAGACACAAACCGGGCCATCTTCGGTGTCATGTATTGAACCAATAAACCATCCATCGCCCTCTGGTCGTTCCGGTTCCCAGGTGGAAATATCAGGACCATCTGCGTCCAGATTAAAATCATCTTCATCCATAGTTCTGATGGTCCATTGAAGATTATTTTCCTCCATCCATGCGTTAAACTCTTCCGTTGAAATATGTTCTCTACCATCACAGAATTTTTCATATTCAGGATGCGTCCAGCAGCCATATTCATCACGTACTACTGGTATTTCTTTAATTTCATTCATTTCTGTTCTCCCACGTTTTCAGACTTTCACCACAGAACGGACAAAATGAAACCCGAACTGGTAATTTAGAAAATTCACCGGAACGCAACATCACCAAATCAGGGCCGCGAGTTAAACTCTCATTCCAGATTTTGTATATCAGCAGACCTTTTCGCGTCGTGTATTCAGCATCATGCTCAAGGGATTTTGCCAGAGCCGTACACGGTTCTATCTTGTTGCCATTAATTTGGCATTTTGACTCACTCACTGGTTGTCTCCTTTGCGAATCTGTTCCACCCATTCTTCAAGGGATTTCTCCGCATATTCACCGGACAGACCATCAATCGGGTGCGGTTCATTAGCCAACTCTTCTTTCGCTGACAGAATCATGCGCGTAACGTCGAAAACCTCACGTAAAGACTTATTGATAAATCCGTGATTGAACGCAGCAGCAAGACGGCTGGCGGTATAGTTAATCCCCTCGTTGCGTGCTTTCGCACGTACTTCAGCCAGGAAAGCATCGGTGGCTGGGGTTTGCGGCATCCTTCCGTCTATTGCACAGATATACGCATCAGATAGTTCATCCTGCTCGCCATCAAACACGTAGCAACTCTGTGCGATAAATTTATTCAGCCCCGCATTCTCCGCCGCAAGTGCAGCAAGATTAGTCTCCAGCTCTGCAATGCGTTTGCTTTGGGCTTCCCGTTCATCAAGCACTGCCAGCACGGTAGCCGGATTGGCTGCCGCTATGAATCGCTTATTGGCGCGATTATCTGGTCCTGAGCATGATGCTATGTAGTAATTTGCGTTCAGTCCGGCATCGGCAATTACCCCATAATCATCAGAACACCATTCGCCAGAGGTTGCATTTTCTGCCGCCATTCGCAGTGCCTGGTAATTAATGTTGCTCACTGGTTGCCTCCTGAAAAATAACTGCATGCCCCAGCTTCTCCGCCAGTGCCAGTTCTGCCTTAGCACCTGCTGACCGCTGCCAGCCTTTCAGCATGTAAATCGCATCCACACAACGAATCATTGCCATGCAAATATCCATGTAGTGCGGCTGTGTCAGCCCGTCCGAAAGTACTGCCGGGTTTAAGACGGTATACCCTTCCCGTTTCAGTTCCTCTTCCGCCTCGTGGAACGCCTCACGGTTGAAATTTTTATACCCGGTCATCGGACCAGCGATATAAACCCTCACCCTCACGCCATCACCTCCTGAAAATTACCCTGATAAAACGCCAGCACACGCTGCATAACCTTGCTTTTCCGGCACTCGCGACAGATTATGTTCTGACGCCTGTTGTAGCGGCGTATTTCTCCGTCTGGTAATGACCAGATAAGGTCAGGATCAACCACAACCGGTTTCTTCAGTTTTGCCCTCGATAATTTTTTGCGGGCGTTTTGCCAGTCCTTACGAGCCTGTTCAGATGGGAATAACCCGTAACCAGAGTTGTATACATCGCCGCTGGCAACCAGCTCTCTTGCGAGAACGCTCATCAGATATCTTGTTGCCCCAGTTTTAGCTTCCAGTTGTCGTAACGTCTCACGCCCACTCTGGCGTACGAGTTCAACAACCTGCCCTTTAATTTTTTCTCGCTCTTCCTGTGTAAATACTTTTGCCACAAGTCCTCCTGAAAATTACCTCATGACCTGAAATAAACACTTACCCCCTGAAGCCCGGCGGAATTTCGGTATCCGGTTCAGAAATATGATTCACACAACGCTGGTTGTTCGTGCCGCTTACCGGGAGCAACCAGGGGTTTTCAAAATTCCGGTCCGGTCCAAAAAAGGTCGTCGCTCGCTGAACAAATTCCGTTCCCGTTTTCCCGGTAGCCGCCAGATATCTTGCGTAACGCCTCACGCCATCCAGCATGGCCTCTGGTGGCACCCCCTCGCGTAATCTGGCCTTCCAGGCACTGAAAGCGGATTTCTTCGGGTTTGCTCCGGCACGCAACGGGTACTCCCGCCAGACCTGTTCGAACACATCCGGATAATCCACTCGTCCCACAGGCTGCCCGGTGTTTTCCGGGACTACCCGATCGGCTTCCCGCTGAATGGCGGAATCGGCTTCAGGCTGCTGCAGTTGGTGTGATTGCTCCGGCCTTCCGGTCATCACCTGCTGCACAGCGCCCGAATCGGCTTTCAGCGCATACGCTGAATCGGCTTCCGGTGTCGTGCCTGCTGGCTGACCAGGATTGACGGTCTGAACATCCCCTGCCTGGTCCATGGCGTTTTTTACGCCATGGACCATAGTGTTTTGATCTTCTTGATCTGTATCTTTATCTGTATCTTTATCTGTCGTGACTCGTCGTGACATTTCGTGACGCGCCGTGACAATCGCCATTTTGTTCCCGCTTTCTTTCCCTCTCTCGCTGCGCCCTCTTGCGCTCTGCAGGAGATTTTGCGGTTTGCGAAATATTGCCGTTGTCCTCTTTAAGCACCTGGCGTTTTTCCCATCCAGTGATTAAATCACCATCAAGTACCCGCCCCTGCATCGTCTGCAAAATTGAATCAATTACCTCTTCTGTCACGTCGAGCGCACTTGCCAAATCTTCTGTCGTGACATCAATGTGACCTCGCGTGACATTTCGTGACGCGCTCACCAGGAGGTGGATATACACTGCCATCACTGTTGCAATTGGCTGCCCTGACACCCTGGCAATTGTTCGCCACTTAGGGTCATTTGGCATGTCATGCCATAATCTGAGCCAAGCGTTAGCCATACTCACCTCTTCTGATACCGAATCTTTTTACTCACGAGTTGCCGGAAGCGATTCGATATGGCTATTGTCAGTCAATGTACTGCCACAGCATTTCCTGCCGGGCCACCACGGTTCATCTGATTGAAACCGGCGATTGCCACTGCGACAAAATCATCAGCGTCTCTCACCAATCGCTCCCGCGTCTCCACCAGCTCCCGAAAATAAGCTGAACTGTGGCTGCGCATTCTGGCCACCAGCAAAGGTGGCATTGCCTTTTCGATCGCTGGTAACAACGCCTGAATTTTTTCAACTGCATCAGGGGTGTCTTTCTCTACCCAGCGGAAAATTTTCTGGGTATTGCGAGCCAAGGCTTCCGGATGGCTGTCGTCATACAGTTCAGGAAACGTCATACCCAACTCAAAATAAGCCTGGGTTATTCCAGCTGCTGGAACTTTTTCGCCATCAGGACGCGCCCAGGCATTCATCGCCATGCGGATGTGTTCATGCTTGATTTTCATGAATCCCCCCTTGGTTAGAAGGCGGATTATGATCAGAACCGGGAATGACAACCGTCGGTATGTGTAACTCATATTTGAGCGCCCCGGCAGTGACTGCCTGAATTAGCAACGCCCATTTCCACGGAACCTCTTCCCCCCACATGCTGACTGTGGTTTTTGACGTTCCTAGAGCTGCGGCTGTTTTAACAACTCCGCCAAAATAGCCTAATACTTCTGATTTTTTCATGAGTCGCTCCATAAAACTGAACGCCAAAAGTTTAATAATCAAAACCAAAGAAAGTCAAGAAACAAAACCATCTGTGTTTTAAAATCAAAACATGAGCAAGCAAACAATATCTGAACGCATAACCCAACGTATGCATGCGCTAAACCTGAAAGGCAAAGACCTTGTCAATGCCACTGGCGCATCAAAAGGCTCCGTAAGTCAATGGATGAACGGTGGAGGAGCGCCGTCCTCGCGTTACATAAGTTCACTGGCAAAGATATTGAAAGTAAACGAAAATTGGCTTCTTAATGGAGGAGAGTTAAATACAGGTGATTCGCTTGATCTATCTTTACCGCCGATAAAAACGGTTCCGCTACTATCACTTCAGCAGGCAGCAAGCTGGAGTGATTATATGAAAAATTCCTCAATAACCTCTTGTGTGCAGCTTGTCGGAGAAATCCCGGCCAATACCTTTGCAGTTGTTCTAGAGAGTGACAGTATGTCAACATCTGGTGGGGGAGTTTCCATCCCAAATGGTTCAACAGTTTTTGTTGATCCCGATCGAACCGTACAACCAGGAAATATTGTCCTTGCCTTACCCAAAGGGACCACAACACCTGTCATTCGTAAACTGGAGATAGAAGGGCCGGATATTCTTTTAGTCCCCACGAATCCTCGCTACCCTTCAATTATGCTGGATGATCTATCTTGCATATTGGGCGTATGCTTTAAAATTCAACAAGATATTTAACCAACCTCATCTATTTGATTAACTGTATGCCATCGTGGTGATGGCTTAACAGCTGCCTGCTTAAAATGTTTTGATAAAAAAACATTGACCTGAAAAGTTCATTTTTCCAAACTTCATTCATTCCCTCACCCCACAGAATGCAGGGTAATACTTCGAGTTACCAGGCAGTGGTCAGGGGTTAAGTAGCCAGCCCGAGGCGTAAGAACATGACGGCAGGGTTCAACTTTAACTATGCAGCAGGTTTTTGTTCCGCTACCCCGGCGTTAAGGGGAAACAGAGGATTTCTCAGTGGGCGAAGTCAAACATCAGAATGGAAGGCATCCAGGGATCAGCAAAGAAACAGCGCTGGCGCTTTATATTGATATCAGCGCCATTGCCGGACAGGTAAGAATTATCAGAGCGGTAACCAAGCGGTATGCGCCTTTACTTCAGAAAGTCTCTGGTGAGTGCACCGAAGATATTGTCAACGATTTCGTCATCAAACTGCGAGGACTCATCTTCAGTTACAAGGTGACCACAATTTTTGCAGATGGCTCCGCGAAACTGTCAGAGCCCTGCGGCTTAAAGGATGTGTCAAAGACTTCGCCGCCACATTCTGGGCAAGAAAACTTGATTGTATTCATAACCAATTTCCTCTCGAGTAACAGATCCCTCAGAGGATACCACCTCGCCTGACGTGGTTAAAAGCAGGCAACGCTAACCACAAGGAGCCGACATGCAGAAACGAGAACCCGTCATCATCGCGCCAGACTATACCGATGATGAACTTTATGAGTGGATGCACCAGAAAATTAAGGCAGCGCAGGACCTGAAATGGGCCAATGAAGCCAGGGCTAAGCAGGCTGAAAATCTGTCCGCTCTGGAGCAGGGTATCACCAATCTGGAAAAAGCAGCGGCATTAAGCATTGCCAGAATGATTACATACCCACGTTAATAGCTAACCAACGAGGCTAATAATGGAATTTAAAGATTTACCAAAAGAAATCCAGACAATTGCTGCAACGACTCTCGGTGATAGTCTGGTGAAAATTGACCCGGCATACACCAAAAAAGAAACCATCGATAATATGGTTCGTAATGTGCGCAATGCTTTTTCTGGGCTATATGGTTCTGATAATCAAAAGCAGGAAAACGATGTTAATAAACGGTTAATTTCTGTTTGCGTGAATGGCCATGTTCTTTCATCAATCAAAACAGAAACAGCGACAGTCTTCGATTGCCTTTGCATTGTACAGAGCCTTGTTGATGCCCTGTTTCGTTCAGTGAATTTAGAAAATGATGCAAATCTGCGAGGGCGCACAATAGCACATCCATATGCACATACTTTAGGCTCTGTGGATATCAAAGATCCCACAAATCTTTAATGAAATAGTTAACGCGAATTGTACTTGCTCTTTCAGTTGTTTTCAGGATACGCGCTGAAACTGCTGGCGGTAATTTGGTATTCCATTTATTAAAATCATGCCGGAAAAGTACTCTTCGAAAATACTTTTAACTGCAGACTCGCCTATTGAAATACTGCTTACCATGCGATTTTGATAAAGGCATTTAGCAATAAGAGTTGATTTTAACATTCACCCTCCTGAGGGTTGGTAATTAAGGAGTTCTCCACGGGTGAGGTGGAGTGCGTGCGCCGGACACGGGTGAACATCCGGCACTGACAGTTTACTGAAAGGATATTTCTCTGAAAAGTCAGAGCATAACGCGAAAGCGCACGGCGAGGTTGCTGGTTCATAGATAGCCTGTCGTTAAATTTTCGTCGACCGTGCGCTTCCGGTTGTGGCACTCCGCGAAATGGCGCGGCGGTAAGTATGGCGGGGTTATTCCTTCCCCGTTGAGGACACCGGGTTGTCAGGTTGACCATACGCTTAAGTGACAACCCCGCTGCAACGCCCTCTGTTATCAATTTTCTGGTGACGTTTGGCGGTATCAGTTTTACTCCGTGACTGCTCTGCCGCCCTTTTTAAAGTGAATTTTGTGATGCGGTGAATGCGGCTAAGCGCACGCGGAACAGTTAAAACCAAAAACAGTGTTATGGGTGGATTCTCTGTATCCGGCGTTAATTGTTAACTGGTTAACGTCATCTGGAGGCACCAGGCACCGCATCACAAAATTCATTGTTGAGGACGCGATAATGGAAACGTTATTACCAAACGTTAATACGTCTGAAGGTTGTTTTGAAATTGGTGTTACTATCAGTAACCCTGTATTTACTGAAGATGCCATTAACAAGAGAAAACACGAACGGGAGTTATTAAATAAAATATGCATTCTTTCAATGCTGGCCCGTTTACGTCCGATACAAAAAGGATGCTGGCAATGAATACAGCATTTGCACTTGTTCTGACAGTTTTTCTTGTTTCCGGAGAGCCAGTTGATATTGCTGTCAGTGTTCACAGGACAATGCAGGAGTGTGTGACTGCAGCAACCGAACAGAAAATTCCCGGTAACTGTTACCCGGTCGATAAAGTTATTCACCAGGATAATAACGAAATCCCGGCAGGTCTTTAAAACAGTTCCGTAATAAACATCCAATTTCATTCTTATATGCCAGCAATGGCAGGGATTTGTTCATCCTTAAATCTGTCATGAGGTTAAAACAAAATGAGTAAAGTCTTTATTTGCGCTGCCATTCCGGACGAACAGGCAATAAAACAAGAAGGCGCTAAACCTGTAGCCACAGCCATTGAAGCCGGTGATGAACGTCGCGCCCGCGCAAAATTTCACTGGCAATTCCTGGAACATTATCCGGCTGCTCAGGACTGCGCTTATAAATTTCTTGTTTGCGAGGATAAACCCGGTATACCCCGCCCTGTGAGGTAGCCTGAGTTTAACGGACACTCCTTCCTGAAATAGAATGGCATCAGAAGGAGCTAATAATGAGCAGTGAGGTAGCCTGAGTTTAACGGACACTCCTTCCTGAAATAGAATGGCATCAGAAGGAGCTAATAATGAGCAGAAAAACCCAACGTTACTCTAAAGAGTTCAAAGCCGAAGCTGTCAGAACGGTTCTTGAAAATCAACTTTCGATCAGTGAAGGCGCTTCCCGATTATCTCTTCCTGAAGGCACTTTAGGACAATGGGTTACCGCCGCCAGAAAAGGGCTCGGTACTCCTGGTTCCCGCACGGTGGCTGAACTGGAATCTGAAATTCTGCAACTGCGTAAGGCGTTAAATGAAGCTCGCCTTGAGCGAGATATATTAAAAAAAGCAACAGCGTATTTTGCACAGGAGTCGCTGAAAAATACGCGTTAATCGAACAATGGCGACAACAATTTCCCATTGAAGCGATGTGTCAGGTATTTGGTGTATCCAGGAGCGGTTATTACAACTGGGTACAGCATGAACCCTCAGACAGAAAACAAAGTGATGAGCGGCTAAAACTGGAGATTAAGGTGGCACATATCCGCACTCGCGAAACATATGGAACCCGGCGGCTCCAGACGGAGCTGGCAGAGAATGGCATCATCGTTGGTCGTGACCGACTGGCACGTCTTCGTAAGGAGCTAAGGCTACGCTGTAAGCAGAAACGCAAGTTCAGAGCGACTACGAACTCGAACCACAATCTGCCAGTTGCGCCAAATCTGCTGAACCAGACGTTCGCTCCTACAGCACCAAATCAGGTCTGGGTGGCGGACCTGACGTATGTTGCCACACAGGAGGGATGGTTGTACCTCGCTGGCATCAAAGATGTTTATACGTGCGAAATTGTCGGCTACGCCATGGGAGAGCGCATGACAAAAGAGCTGACAGGTAAAGCCCTGTTTATGGCGCTCAGGAGCCAGCGCCCACCTGCCGGGCTAATCCACCACTCTGATCGAGGTTCACAGTACTGCGCATACGATTACCGGGTCATACAGGAGCAGTTTGGTCTGAAAACATCAATGTCGCGTAAAGGTAACTGTTACGACAACGCTCCGATGGAAAGCTTCTGGGGAACGCTGAAAAATGAGAGCCTGAGCCACTATCGTTTTAATAACCGGGATGAAGCCATCTCAGTAATACGGGAATACATTGAGATTTTCTACAATCGTCAGCGTCGTCACTCTCGTCTGGGGAATATCTCCCGGCAGCCTTCAGGGAAAAATATCATCAGATGGCTGCTTAAAAAAAGAACAAATGGTAGTGTCCGCTATTGCCAGTACACCTCACAGGGCTTTACCTGTCAGCTCTTTTGTCATGCGCTCTCCCATGGCGTAGCCGACAATTTCGCACGTATAAACATCTTTGATGCCAGCGAGGTACAACCATCCCTCCTGTGTGGCAACATACGTCAGGTCCGCCACCCAGACCTGATTTGGTGCTGTAGGAGCGAACGTCTGGTTCAGCAGATTTGGCGCAACTGGCAGATTGTGGTTCGAGTTCGTAGTCGCTCTGAACTTGCGTTTCTGCTTACAGCGTAG